TGAGCGATAGCGCGGCCACGTACAAAGCCCTCGCCGTGCCCTTGTCGGTGTCCTATTGAGTAGCCGATTACCATAAACATAAAGCCCATACCGCAGGCTGCCAAACCGATCAATATATCTAAACTATTCATTACTTAGCCCTTTGTTAAGGCCGATCAAGCTACTAACCGAGTAGCCCTCTCAGCGTTTGTAGTATCAGTATGAGGGCTTTTTGTCAGAATACAAAGCGTATAGCCTTTTGGCGTGTCGCTACTTGGCTAGTCGATCCTCTAACAAAATCTCGTAGATACGGTCCACGCGCTGCTCGATGCGCTCAACGCGCCCGGCTAAGTTATGGCCGCCGTTGCCGTCCGGCTTTAGCTCGGCTAAATAATACTTAACTAGATGACGGACGAGCCCAGCTCCTAGCCCCAAAATAGTAAAACTCCCAAGAGCTATACCAACTACGAGCTGAGCTCTTTCCATTACTTAGCGCCTACGCCTAATTGCTTCTCCGACGGTTGCAGCGCTTTTAGTAGTGGCCCGATTAGCCCGGCGATAAACGCGTTAGCCAATACTTTATAGTCGGTGATGCCGGACATATACAAAGCCGCTACGGATGCGAGGGATGCTCGACCGTATGATTTTGCCGCCGCTATTGCTTGCTCTTTCATTTGTTGCTCCTTAGTGCCCTTAAGGATTTATCTAACTATAAACCTAAACTAGCGATTAAGGCTTTAGCCTTGCTTGCCGATATTTCGACCTCAAAGTGCATATCGTCCGGCCTGCTCTTAAAATCGCCGCCCCATTTGAGGCCGTATTTTTTTGCTAGAGCTTTTAGCATCGGGATCTTTTCAGCCGGAAAAGTACCGGCCTTACCGAGTGGATGCTTTGTAGCATTAAGATCTATTGCGGTACCGGATGAGTGACACGATAAGCGATCAGTAGATCCGCGTACCATACGAAAAGCGTAACCCCAATCGTCAAACGTACCCTCATCGATCGGCTCGATCAGCTCGTGAAACTCCGCAGCAAAGGCGGCCAAGAGAGGCCCAACACTCTCGGCGCACCTAAGCTTACGATCCGTACCCTTTACGGGGTAGGACTTTATTTTTATCTCGTCCGGATCTTTAGAGGCCGGATATCCGTTATAACTTGTAAGCATTAAACCTCACGAGGCGGCGTAGGATTTTCTACCCAACCTGAAATAGTTAAAGCTACCTCCTCGGGTAATCCCAAATCGATAAACTTATCAAATGCTAATTTACGGTTTAATCTTTCTTGAGCTATCAAATTAGTTAAATCTAAAGACTCGTTTTGTGCGGTTTTAATTTCGTTTTCTTGTGTCGAGTTTGCCGTGATGACTTCGTTATCTATTTGTATTTTTGTCATTTTATATTCCATATCCATATACATAAATAGTGCCACCGGTAAAAGTACCGCTAGATGGGAATACCGTAAAACCGTCATAAGAGACGGCTTGGTTATGTGTAGCCCCAAAACCCCACGCATCATTATTATTACCCTCAAAAGAGTCAATAATAAAATTAGTTTGGCGTGTAACAAAAGGCAAAGTAACATCCATAATAGTAATTGGATCCGCACCTGTAATTACGTTTAACGGTATCGAGCTGCCTGCCGTACCAAATCCGGCTAAAGTACCTCCGGTATTTTTCCAACCGCGAGGCTGATAAGCAAAAGCGCCAGTATTATCCGTACCACTTACCCGTAAACGTAAACTTACCGTAGCTGTAGTTACGCTGCCCTCAAGCCAATTTATAATAACTCGGTAATTATTATAACTAGAGCTAAACACATTATTTAACGATACCGAGGATACGCCGTTTGTAATTGTCGTCGTGTTAATCAAAGTTAGACCACCTGCGGCCACTGCCCACTTTAATCCCGTAGCTGCCGTTGAGTCCGCCGTTAATACTTGGCCGTTAGTACCGACCGCTAAACGAGCCGGCGTATCGTTTGCCGTAGCTGCAATTAAATCGCCTTTAGCATCGACGATAGTATTTTGGATAGCGTTAGCATCATCGGACGTAACCCACGTAAAATCCATGTCCGTACCGGATGTTTTGCTTAATACCTGTCCCGTAGTGCCGCCTTTAAGATCGACTAAAGAGGCATCGATAGAGTCGCCTAAGGCTTCGATAGCCGTCGCTCCATCTTTTACTAAGTCGGTCGATGTAGGTACCGGCCAATTAAAATTAGGCGTTACTGTTGCCATTATGTCAAACCTCCAAAAGCATTTTCCCAGATGAGTGTAGCGTTTACACCCGTCCAAACTAGGTTAGCCGGGCTAACCGTGTCCCATTGTGGCGCAACGAGTGAGAAATCTGTAGGGCTTAGCGTGAGTGTTATGTCCACAAATTGAGGCGTAGCCCGGATAGCAAAGCCCTCTAAAAAGCCATTAAACGACCCGTTAAACATATTGATCGGTAGATCGTTAATAACAATAGGCTCGCCAAAAAATACATCGATGAGCTTATTACGCTCTGCATCGGGTAAGTCGCCGCTATCTAGTCTAAAGGTAATCGCCTGTAGCTGCTCTCGAGGGATAGCACGTAGGCCTAACTCACGATCCATAACATCGTTTACATCGCTTAGGTTATGCAGGTTGCTATTTACCGCTCGCTGATAACGGCCGTAGTTAGCGATGGAGTCGGCATCAAGGGCCGTAGCTTGATTATTGTAATTATTGCCATAGTTAAATACAAGGGAGTTACGGATCTTGCCTATTTGTAGGATTGATTTAACGCTAGATGGAGTAGCGTAGTTAGCCGATAAAGTCGTATAGCCGTTAGCCGATAAATAGGCCGTACGATGGTCGGCATCTGCATAACATACGCGGCCGGCTTTATCCTCGTAAATTTGTCCTAGCGCGCTTTGTGCAATTTGAGCGCAGAGGTTATAACTGTTAGCCGGATCGGCTGCTCTACTAATCATCTCGTATAGACCAGGTTGATCGATCTCGCCGAGTCCTACATTTTCTGCATTAGCCCACGTAGTCGTAGGGTCGTAGTCCATCCACCTAAGAGCCGGGGCCACCTCAAACCATGAGTTAATAAGTAGCTCATTGAGTATGTCGTATATCTGAGTACCATCCTCAGTTTTAGGCAAGGCATCCGGGAAAAGAGCTTTAGTTAATTTTGCTAGCGATCCGACGGCCAAGATGCTACCGATCGTTATAAAGCCAACCTCCTCCGGAGAGCGGACCGAAATACCAAAATCTGATACCGCGCCGCCAAACACGGGCACATAAGTACCCGAGCTATTCTTAAGCTCGAGAGTTAATACATCGGTTACGTCGATGTCAAAAGCGGTGTTATTTACGTTTACGATCTCCATACGGGCATAGCCGGCGTTGCATTGTAAATCGATATCATCGCGGCCGGTTGCCATCGTTACGCTTAGGACGTTTGTATAGACGGTCGTACCGACGGTTATACGCCACTCGGGCAACCATGTACTCATGCTACTAAGTAATCTCCGGAGCCTCGATTAACTGAGGTACCTCGGTAGCTCGATTGATTAAGAGTATCCTCAATAGCTCGAGCGATAGCCTCGGGATCCCCGATCCCTGTATTTACGTTAATAGTTACATTTGTATCTCGATCAAAAGCACCACCACGGGACAAACCACCATATGCTCCACCCTCGTTAGCTCTAAACTCACCGGCATTAAATGAATTTATAGCTCCACCCATAAAAGATTTAACTAGAGCATTAAAAGCGCCTGAGTCCTCGACGGTTTGGAAAGTGTCTGTAACTGTGTCCGCGAAATACTTAATAGCATCGGCGGCCTCTTTAGCCTTTACATCGGCGATAGTTGCAGGCGCTCCGCTTGGTGATCCCGGTGCTCCACCGACCGAGCCGGGAGTAGTACCCGTTACTCCTCCGACGGCTCCGCCTCCGGTGCCAATTCTGCCTAAAGCTGCGGCATATTCTTGTAAGGCTTTTAGTCGAGCATCATCGGCGGCTTTTTGTGCTTTAGCTACGCGATCGATCATCGCTAACTCCTCAGACTCACGGAGTTTATTAAGCGTTAAAGATGCGTTACTAGTCTTACTTAGCGAGGCTAATTTAGCAATCTCGGTTAGTTGTATCTGTACGCGCTCGCTATAACTCTCTTTAGCCGCTAACTCACCGGCTGCGGTAATAGCTGCATTGTATTTACCAAAAGCAATTTGCCGAGCGTTTTCTTTATCTGTTTCGGCCATCTTTGATTTATCTATTGCGGTAAGCTCATTAAGTAATTGAGTGTTAATAGCCTCAAGGGTTGCATTACTAATTTGAGTAATACCGGCTAGTTTGGCCATGTCTGCATTTTTTTGCAGCGCCGCTAGCTCGTTAATTTTCTTAAGAGCTAAATCGCCGTTATCCTCCTCAATAGCCTGTAGGGCCTCGAGGCGTAGGATCGTCTCTTTATCGTAAGTAGCGCGTAAAGCTGCAGCGATAGATATGCGGTTAGTATCAAATACGGCCGCAGCCTTTGATAACGAAAGTTTATTTTTCTCTACTAGCGCTGCCTTTTTCTGTAGGGCTAGTAACTCTTTAGCGCGCTTGGCTGCCGCGGCCTCTGCCGCAGCTCTTGCCTTAGCCTCTTTAACCGCTAAATCTGTCGAGCCGGATATAGTCATCGGTGTAGTAAACGGCTTAGGCTTTATCGCATCGGCTGCGCCTAAATCTTGTAAAAACTTTAAGTAGGAAATATTGTAAACATACTCCCAATCTTTAGAGTCAAAGCCCGGGATAGTTTTTAGTTTAGCCGCTAGTACCCCAATACCGCGAATAACGTCGGCCGTGCTTTTGGCCGCCTTTTCCATATTAGCCGCTAAATTTTCTATGGATTTATCGTCGCCCAATTTAGAGAGCGCATCGACTATTCCCTTACCTATAATCTCTTGAGCATTACCGGCGGCTACTTTTAGCGCTTCCATCTTTCCGGCATAAGTCTCTAAACGTGCGGAATTCTGCCCGGAGAATTGCTTATTGAGTAACTCTTGTATCTCGGCAAAGCTCTTGCCTTGTAGCTCTGCCTTACTTAAACCTAAACGATACTTAGATAGGCTCTTAGTTTGCCCCACGTATGCAGAGGATAAATCGCCGGCGACGGTAGCCACGTCCTCGCCGCTGCCTGCCGAGATATCTAGCGCGAGGGCTAGCAACTTTTGAGACTTTTCTACCGATCCGGTCGTGGTCAATAGGCTCTGAAAGGCCGGCCTCAAAACGTCATCGGATACGGCTGCCGTCTGCTCGAGATCGGATATAAATTTAGTAATGCGAGCGTTTTCGAAACCGAGTCCTAAGTTGCTCACGGTGCGAGTTAATTTAGCTGCGGCTTTCTCATCCTCGGCAAAAGCCTTTACGGATGCTTTACCAAAAGCGGTAATAGCCGTAACGCTAAACGCGGCGGCAAAAACTTTAGCAAACTTTTTTACGCCTTTCTCAAAGCCGCCAATCTGTTTTTGGCCTTTAGCGAGTGCTTTACCATCAAAGGTAGCGACGGCATTTACAAATAAATCGGGTAACTTTGCCATTATGCGGCCTTGTCGTAACGGCCTTGATTAAAGGCTGCGATCGTATTTTGGATAGCCTGCACTACGGCCGCTTGTGCTTTACCTTGATCCTCATACCACGCTCTAAAGATCATACGGCCACGGCTTGCACCATCGCCATATAGAGGGCCCATACGGTTAATAAAATTAGCACCGGCTCCGGGATTATTAGATTTACTTTTAGAGGATCCGCCCGGGTTTTTACGTCCGGCCGTCTCAAGAATAGCTCCACTAGCTGAGGCGTTAGCGATGATGTACTGAGAGCTCCATCCGTTTTTATTACGCTTGCTCGGAGATGCTGAGTAGTAAATACCTTTACGTGCTACCTCGGATTGGTAAAGAGGGAAACGGCGTACACGTCCCTCACTATTAAAAGTACGAAAGGCAGAATTACGGGCCGTTATCTTTTTAGTATATGCACCCTCATCCCAGTTATAAAGGCCACCCGGTGCAGCGGTAGGCGCATAGCCTCGAGCCTTATCGCGTATCGGGATCATGATGCCCTTGATCTCTTTATTCATCTCTTTAAGTAGCTCGGGATCTATTTTACGGATCGCGCGTAGAGTCTCTTTAACGCCGTCTAGCTTTACCGACATTTTTAGACTCCTCCGCTTGCTCGTTTAATACCTTTACTAACATCTTAAACATCTCGGCATCTAAGTCGAGTATCGCTTGAGGCGCGACCCCTAACCGTACTGATAGTTGCGCTACCAAATAGGTTAGAGTGCCGCGCCCTAGCTTAAAGGCTCGTCG